TTATGGGCTATTTAATCGGATAAAAAGGAGGCAAGTATGCCAAACATAACAATCACACTTACAGACACACAATACAAAGGCTTACAGTATGCCGCTTTAGACCCAGAAGAATGGGCTGAGAATGCAGTCACTGAACGAGCTAGAATAGCTAACGATGAAATCGTATCAATGTACACCAATCGTGCATTAGACGAAGGCGTAGCTATACCAGCAACAAGAGAGCTAATCGTAGCAGATGCTTTCACAAGAGGCTGGGCTAAGACAGCCGCACAAGTAAACGCTGAAGCAAGCGAAACACCCTAATAGGAGACTAACACATGGCAGGTTACATAGGTTCAGGCGCATCTGTCGTTAGTTCAGGTGCAGAACGTAAAAAAGTCTTTGACATTACGACTAACACAACAAGTCTCACTGGCCTTAACTACACTGTCGGTAAAGTACATGTGTATCACAATGGTGTACGCCTAGTTGATGGTACAGACTTCACAGCTACTAACTCTACAAGCATAACACTTACAGTTGCGGCTGTATCAGGTGATCAAGTTGTTGTAGTATCATATGCTTCTTACCAAGTAGCACTCTCAGGTATTGATGATCAATCAAACGCCACAGCAATCACGATTGATAGCTCAGAGAATGTACTTGCTGGTAAAAGCAGTCAAACTATTGATACTGTTGGTGTAGAACTTTTAGGTTCTCTTGGGAAAGTACACGCAACAAGAGATGGTGGTGCATCAGCAGGGTTTAATAGAAAAACATCAGATGGTGACATTGCTGTGTTTTACAAAGACGGCTCTGCTGTAGGTAGTATTGGAACATCGTTTGGTGATATTACTATTGGCGGTAAATCTGGATTTAGGTTTGACACAGATAGTTCTCAATATGTTATTCCTTACAATGTGACAGATAACGCTCATACAACAACTGTTGACTTAGGAACAGCTGATAGACGCTTCAAAGACGCTTACCTATCAGGCGGTGTATACCTCGGTGGCACTGGGGCGGCTAATTATTTGGACGATTTTGAAACTGGCTCTTTTACTCCTTATTTTACATCATCTGGTGCAACTCCAAGTTTAACTTACACTACCCAAGGAGGAACATATGTAATAGTAGGCAACCTAGTAACTATTTGGATAAAACTTCGAATAAACAATATCTCTAGTGTTGGCTCTGGGAATTTAAGGGTAGGTGGTTTACCCTTCGCACCCCTTGATGCATGTGCCGAAACAGGTGGGTCTGTTGGTTTATGGTTAAGTATGGCCTCGGCTTCTGGAACAGAGATTGTACAGCAAAGGTCAGGAAATACCCAATTATTCGTACTACAGAATACTACTAATAGTGCGCACTCTGTAAACGCAATGGCAAATGGCGGATACTTGAGATGTACCGCATCCTATACAACAGCATAACCCACCGCATAGCTTTGGGTTGGACAGGTGGCAATAACGCCACGATAAAACAAAGGAGGCCAATATGGCACTTACAGAAACACAAGTAGAAGATAAGATTGAAGTCGTAGGAGATCACAAGCATGTGCAAGTTCGCACAGCTACTGTGATAGCACGAGATGGCACAGAGATCAGCAGATCATTCCATCGTCACGTCTTACAATGCTCAACTAAATCAGATGACACATGGGGTGACACTGACATCTCAGGTCAGTCAACAGAAGTACAAGCAATCTGTAGCGCAGTTTGGACAGACGCAGTTAAGACTGCATACCAGACTGCAATGGATGCAGCAGAAATATAGGAGACTAGAATGAGTGGATATATTGGCACACAGCCAACACCCCAAGCTACACAGACTAGGGACAGTATTACTGCAACTAATCTTCAAACCGTTTTTCCTACAGGTGGGTATACTCCACAATTTCTTGACGTGTACCTTAATGGAATCTTCCTAAGTAATGGTGCAGACTATACAGCCGCCAATGGCTCAGATGTAATACTCACAACAGGTGCAGCAACAGGTGATATACTTGATGTCGTTGCTTACACAACATTCGAAGTAGCCAATGTATCTGGTGGTGGCATGTTCAAGGGTGACAACGGAACAGTCGGCTCAAGAGCAGGTGACATCTTTCGAGTTAATGAACAAGAGCTAAACACTAACACAACAATTGACGCAGATGAAAATGCGAGTGCTACAGGACCACTTACTGTTGCATCGGGTATTACTCTCACAGTCAATGGAAACTTAACGGTGATATAGATGAGTACATTACAAGTCGAAAACTTAATAGGACCAACATCTGGGTCTAATGCGAACAAGGTGATCATACCAAGTGGTCAAACACTTCATGCGCCAGGGCATGCTATACAGGTTAAATGTGTTGAGTGGGACACACAGTTGACAGATAGCACATATGCGGAAAAAGAATTGTTCTCTGGTCAAATTACTGTTCAAGAAGGCTCTAAGGTAGTGGCACAGGCATCTGTAGGTAGGTATGTAAGTGCTTCTGGAACATGGGGTAAAGCCTATGAAATGAGACTGTACGTTGGTTCTGTATTAATACAAGATACCGAACACGTTGGTCCTAATTCATCAGGAGAAGAGTCCTTTCAGCATAACTTAATGGGGCAAACAGGTGTTCTTACTGCGGGTACGTATACTATTAAAATTACTGGGTCACAGATAGTATCAACAAACAATCATTACTTTAATAGAACCCCAAGAAGCTCTTGGTTAATCATGCAGGAGATCGCACAATGAGTACATTAAAAGTCGATAGCCTCGTTGAAAAGACAAGCGGTAATGGTGTGCATATTGCAGGGCATGTGGTGCAGGTAGTTAATGCTGATTTAGGTCATGCATCAGTAACAAGTTCAACTAAAGTTGATATTGGTTCAGCAACAATAACTCCTAAATTTTCAACTAGTAAAATTTTAATAGTATTTGAACAGCATATATATGTCGGCAATGTAAGTACAGATACTTGGAGGGGTGCATTAGTAAGATTAAGAAGAGGATCAATAACATTATTAGATGATGAATCTTCTGAATATGGAGAAAGTTTTTACCTGCAGAGTGATCTTGATAGGTATATGACGTACAGTACAAGAACTTATGTAGATACTCCAAATACAACTAGTGCAACCACATACACCATATCAGGAGGGTGCAAAGGTGCTACTACAATACAATATAACAACAGCGACTCTCAAAATAATTATGGTACTGGTGGTAGAATTATCTTACAGGAGATCGCACAATGACCAGTATAATAAAAGTTGATACTCTACAGAAAGCCAATGGTGGTACACCAACGGCGGCTGACTTAGGGATTAATACAACGGGTACAGTGTTACAGGTTGGTAGTGGAGTTTTTACAGGTCACATGAGTATAGGCTCTTCTGCTTATACTAATGTTACAGACTTAAGTGTGACACTTACACCTAAGTCAACAAACAGTAAATTTATATTATGTCCATCTCTCTCTATTTCTTGTGATTATTTTTCTATGGGCTTTCGCATACTGCGTGATAGCAATATCCAAAGTGACTATATAGCATCAGGTGTTGAAAGTAGAATAGCAACAACAGCCCATATAAACCCATATAAAAGTGGAGACACTACAGGTTCAAACTCTTACCAAGCTTTCTATATGAGTGGTGATTACGCAGACAATACATCTGCATCTGATACAACAACTCCTATAACATGGCTAATACAAGCAATTTGTTACAATGGTGGAGCTATCAATAGAGGTAAATCTGAGGCTAATTCTAGTTCATACTATCAATCAGTATCTTCATTTGTAGTGTACGAAATACAAAAATAACGGCTAAAGGAGGCCAAATAAAATGACAACAATATCAACAGCATTATCAGAGTTGGGTGTTACAGAGTGGGTACTCCGTGGCGAACCAACAACAGAAGCTGAGTTCACAACCATGTACGCCAAAGTAACTGGCGCAGATGCAAATGGTTCAGCAATTGAGAGCCAAGACCCATCTGATTGGGGTACAACTTGGTCGGCAGTATCAGCTAAGAAAGACGCATTGATTGCGGCTGAACCTATG